CTAACACATCATCATGGATCGCACGGATCCTTATCTTTTTCGCTTCAAATGCAGTGGTCATAGATAGCCTTATTTTTTATTTCCTCTGGTCACTACTTCTTCTCTCAATGCATTGGGATTTTTGGCATAGTATTCGGCCATTATTTCTTCTCTGGTTTTTTTGATCTGACCACCGGGACCGAGTTCATCTCCCCTGGCATTTACTCTGGCATTTCCTACGGCTGGTGTTTTTTCGTGTCGCAGAGAAAGTTTCTCCATATCGATTTCTTTACCGCGAACGCTGGTGTAAGTTCTACCCATTTTATTTCTCCTTGAAAAATTCGCCTATTGGCAAATCGTATTTAACGCTGTCTATCTTATGCACCCCTATCAAATAGAGTGCATAACTAGCCACACTGGATCCTCGCCCTACTCCCCAGACTATCTGATTTTTCCTTAGCGTATCTACTATATATTTCATCGCACGTAACACTGGAATCATTTGATTTTTCCGATAAAGTTCCAGCTCCGTTTTCAATCTGTCGATGTTTCGTTCTGGACACTGATCTATGAGATATCGTTCTATGTCCATGAGCTTATATTCGTTGGGTAACCGCCAATTTTCGATGTCGACAGATTGTGGTGGTCTTGGATAGTCTAACCTTTCTGATTCTAGTCTCTGCAGATATTGGCTTAGATCGTCAGAACATAAACAACGATCTAGTATATCGGGACCGTGACGTAAAATTCCGTTGATCAGTTGATCTTGTGTGTTTGTTTCAGTCCACATTGATCAATTGACCCAGTCCATCATCATCTTGTTGATTCTTTTTAGCATAGCGGATCTGTAGTTCCTGTCTATACATTGTAATTAAAGTTGATAGCTGTGTCAAGAGATCTTTGCTGCCCAACCTGGCAGCTGAGTAATATTTTTTGTTCAATTCTAGCAGCCTATCTTCGATCTCATTATCTTTGAGACCGCTTAGATCGCTGACCAATGGGTGGAACATTATGAGAATGTACCGTGATTGAGTATATAAAAGTTATCAGTACTGGCGGATCCTACAGTGGTTCTTGCATATCCGTGCCTCCAGATTTCTAGGATCGTAGGATTGGTTTGGTTAGTCACTGTGATAGGCAAACTAAAACCATTCTTTTTGAATGCGTCTGCACCTGTTCCACTGAGGCTGAAGTTAATGGTTTTTGGATTTCCATCAATACTGTATAGTTCTAGGGTGACTTTAGAAACCTTTAATCCGTCTGAGGGAAAATTTTGTAGTTCAAAGGTAAAACTACTGGCGGTTATAGTGTAGATTTGATATGAACCTGCTTCGAAATCTAAAGCAACAGTGATTATCTCATTAGCTAAAACTTGTCCTGGTAGTACCACATCGCTGTTATTAATGAACAGGCTATTTTTTATTCTATTACCATTAAGGTCATTTTCCTGATCGGTTCTTACTATATTGTCTTGGATATCAGTAATTTCAGTTTTGGCCGTGCTCAGCGCAGTCTTGATACTGTCAAAATTATCACGGAACACCTGCGTGTCGTTATCAGCCCCAGCTACAGGGAAGTTTTCATTGATGCTGGCAAAATTTATGTTACTCACGGTAATTTTTCTCCACGTTGCGGAAATGCAAGGTATTTATCCTCGATTTCTCCGTCTAAAATATCTATTATGTATCTGTCTGCTACGAAATCTATGGTTTTAAAATCAAAACCAGATGCTCGAATCCTAGCAGCGATTTCTGCACCTGAACCAGGATTGGCAAAACATAAAGGCATAACCGGAATCCAACCTGTTTCAAATCTAGCCTGATCCTGTATGCTACGCATCCAGAGTGGCAGTAGCTCTCTGTCTCTGTCTCCTAGGACTTTGATCCTGCGCCTCATGTTCTTAAAACTGTTGGGAAATACACGCTGATGATCACGATCACTGGCGAACGGAATATCACTGTCTACACGTATAGCATCATAGCTGACTAAAACTCTGCTGTTGATATAATCAGGTAATTCCACGATCTGGCTGATGCTGACACCATTCTTTTCGTATTCGTCTATCATTTCTACATAAACGACTTCATAGATGGTTTCTTGTGTAAGAGGATCTTTGGCCTTGGCGGTCTGAACATCGCCGAACAGTATTCTTTTATTATAATGATTTCTGCTCATGGCCTGCACATATGATACAGCGTCTACGCTTTCTATACCGGCATAGACCAGCATCCTAAGATCAGTCTGCACACCAAAATTGCTGTCGCCGTTGCGATATATCAGCTCTGGTCTGAAGATCTGAGAATCTGTGATAAAATCGTACCAACTTAATCTCTTTTGTTTGCTTTGGAAAGCCTTGATGTATAAATTCGCGAACGCGGTGTTTCCCGAACTGTCTACTGTAACCGAGAAGGTTCGTGACAACTCAGAAAGATTGGCGCTGTCTCTGGCCAGTATGGTAAACCTGAAAGTTTTGTCGAACGAAGTGTCGCCGCCATCAAACGTAACATCGTAGGATCTAGATCCTGTGCTATCCTGGATACTGGAATCTCTTTCGTAAAAACGCAGTATTCCCGGCCCGTCGGCATCAGCGAACTGTTTTACCTTGCCCTGTATGTTGCCTGTGGGGAAAAATTCTAACCCCGGTGGTAACTGTCCTGATACGAATTCATAGCCTACCCTGCCACCGTATAACTCGCTCCTGGCTTTGACGAACAACAGACTGGGCTGATTGGGTTTGATCGAACCTAGATCGCTGAGTGTTTCCCAGGAGATCGCTGTTTCTATTTCGCCTATGACATCTACGGTGAAAGTCTTAGATGAACTGGCTGTACCTTTGCGCCAGAAGCTGGTATTAGTAGGCAGTCGACCTCGGTTAGAAACTATGCATATGTAGATATCGTTAAGGTATCTCACGCTCTGATTAACCGTGTAATTAATATTGCTGTTCCATACTCCTGCGAAGGGGTAGTCTGTGGTGGCTAGAACCGCAGGAAAACTAACGGCCTGCATGGTAAACGTATAGGTCTGTGTTACTCTATCTTGATAAGGTACACGGCCTGCGATCTCTCCTGTGACGCTGTCTAATTCTAGACCCGGAGGAAACTCACCGCTGGTTTTGTAATAGACTATGGTTCCTGTTAGAGTAGGAGGATCGTAGACATCGAGGAATATGGTTACATAATTGTTGGCCCTGAACTGTCCTAGATCGCTGTCTGTGATCCATATGGGAACTCGATCGCTGCTGGCATCTGATTGGAACAGATTGGTATCTACCTGTATGATGCTGTTATCGGCCTGCAGGAATTCTTCAGTGACCACATAGATCTTGAAGATCCTCGTCACGGTATAGACACCGTCAGTGACAGCCACTGCGAACGTGTAGATGCGGCTCAGTCTCCTAGGAATACGGCTAGGTTCGTTGTAGTCGAAGGTGACATCATCGTAGAAGAACGTGTCATAACCATTGCTCCTGGCTTCTACGAAATCTATGGGCACTGTGTCCAAAGGCGCGGTGTCGTAGCCGCCGTAGGGATCCGCAGAGTATTCCAAGGCGAATATGGGATCTGTGAAACCAGTTATCCTCCCATCTTTGCTGAGGCTCAGTCCCGGAGGCAGCAGTCCGCCATTAGGCAGCAGACTGAATTCTAACGTGTCTCCTGCGGTGAGGTCCGAGTCTGTGACTTCTAGCTGGAAATCTACCTGATCGTTGTCTAACACGAAATAGGCAGCACCTCTTCCTACGTTGAGAAAACCTTCTTCGGTTACCCACCGAGGTTCATCTGAACCATCTATAGATATGCTGAACGTGCGATCTTCTATGTCCGTGCCATCGCTGGCTCTGACCACGAATCTGTTGGTGGTAAAACGTTTGACTTCTACTGGCGATCCTCTGACAGAGTGACCGTTCAGCCTCAGTCCTCTAGGCAGAGATCCTGATATCACGGTCAGAGTGACCGTGCCCACAGATGAAGAGACCTGCAGGGGTATGTTGATCTGTATCCTTTCTGTCAGTGTGCCCAGGCTGCCTGCTGGGGTAGTCCAGGTTATCATCCGGTGTCCTTATACCACAATGCCGCCCAGGTCTATATCTACCGTGCTGGGGAGATCGATAGTGCCGAAGTCGAAGTCTGTCCTGCTCAATATAGCCTGCGTGACATAATCAAAATCTCCTGTGATGCCACCAAAATCTAGGCTAGTCAAGACATCAGTGACGGGAATTATATTTTTGAACAGCACGCTGGAACCGGATACCGTGACTTCTATGTCACTGCGGCTGGTAGTGGATCCAGGAGCCTGTGTACCACTGAGAGTGATCTGCTGATGCACGCTGGCCA